GCATTCGAGGGTTACAGGTCGCTAAATAGTTTAGCCAATGTAAGTAATCAGGCTACAAATGTATTAAAAAATATATTTTCTGCAAAAGATAATTCTGGAACTGTTAAACTGTTTGCAGGTGATGCAGGCAAACTTTATCAATTCAACGCAGGCAATTCTAACCTAGATGATATAAGCAAAGCAGGCGGATATACGTTAAATGATAGTGAAAGATGGAGGTTTGTTCAGTTTGGAACAAATATTATTGTTGCAGGTGGTATAGGAGAAAGTTTACAAAAATTTGATCTTAGTGGAGATTCTGCTTTTTCAGATTTAAGTGGCACACCGCCAAAAGCTAATTTTATTGCAGTAGTAAGAGATCAAGTCTGGACAGGTAACATTGATGAAGGATCAGGAACAATACCATTTAGAGTTAGGTGGTCTGGTATCAACAATTCAACACAATGGACTGTTGGAACTGATCAGGCAGACTTTCAAGACATACCTGATGCAGGTGCAATTACTGGTTTAGTTGGTGGTGAGTACGCAACGATTTTGATGGAAAAAGCCATAGTAAGGGCATCATATGTCGGAACACCTTTGATTTACCAGATTGATAAAGTTGAGACAGCCAGAGGTTGTACGTTTTCTGGTTCGGTAGCAAATATAGGAAATACCATATTTTTTCTAAATGAAGATGGATTTTATGCATTTGATGGAATGCAAGCAGTTCCAATAGGTGCAGAAAAAGTAAATAAGTTTTTCTTTGATGATTTCAATGTGGCTTTCCCAGAAAAAATGACAAGTGCAGTAGATCCAACAAACCAGATAGTTGTATGGTCTTATATATCGAATCAAAACACATCTGGAACAGTTCCTGATAGATTATTGATTTACAATTATGCAATTAAAAGATGGTCAATTGCAAATGTTAGTGTTGATGTAATATCACCATTTTTTACAGCAGGATATACGTTAGAGGCCTTGGATAATCTGGCAAGCAATCTTGATGCATTGCCTGCACCATTAGATTCAAACCTTTATAAAGGTGGCACATTCTTATTCGGTGGTTCAGTGGATAAAAGGATTACATCTTTCACAGGACAACCCCTGAGTGCAACAATTGAAACATCGGAATTTGCTCTTAATAAAGGCAGGCATTCATTGGTTACCAGATCTGTGCCATACTTTAGAAATGGCTCAGTTACTGTTCAAGTTGGTGCTAGAGACAGGCAGGATGATGATGTTACATTTTCAACAGCTAATTCATTAACTGACGAAGGATTTGTGCAACATAGATCACAGGGTAGATTTCACAGGATCAGGATGAACATATCTGGTTTTTGGGATTTTGCACAAGGGTTTGACATTGAAGGTCAACCATTGGGTAGACGATGACAAGGGTAAGTAATTACAGAAGGCTTTCATCATTAGGTGACAATCCAAGAAATGTGGCCAATGTTGTAAACAATATTCTGGATGGCAAAGTAAATTCTACTGGTTCAATTACACTGGCAAACAGTGCAACAACAACAACATTAAGCGATGATCGTATTGGCGGTGACAGTGTTATATTATTTATGCCGACAACAAGCGATGCATCAACTGTAACAATTCATGTGACAGGCAGACAAAAAGGGCAGGCAACATTAAATCATGCTAGTGCAACTACCACAAGATCCTTTGACTACGTCATTTTTGGATGAGTTTACAAGATGCACAAAATGGATAAATGATGCATTGAAATACGCACATGATAGTCATTCCGCAGAAGATGTTTTTGCAATGTGTCAGGCAGGGGATGCCCAGTTCTGGCCATATCATGACAGTGCAATAGTTACAGAAATAGTGAGTTACCCTAAACGTAGGGTTTTAAGGTTTTGGCTTGCAGGTGGCAATCTAAATACATTGCTAAAAGCGGAGCCAGATATTGTTAATTGGTCAAAACAATATGACTGCAAAGGTGTTGAGATCAATGGCAGAAAAGGATGGGAAAGAGTTTTGAAAAGCTACAAACCATCATCAATAACTTTAGTGAAGGAAATATAAATGAGCAAAGGCGGAAGAAGTGGACAACAAACTGTTAACACTCAAGTTGAGCCTCCTGCATATGCAAAGCCATTTTTAGAATATGGCTTGAGTGAGGCAAAGCAGAGATATGAGACAGGTGAGCCAAATTATTATCCATTTCCAACTACTGTAGGGTTTTCTCCAGAAAGTGAAATGGCACTTGATATGGTAAGAGACAGGGCATTAGACCCAAACAGTTTGACTGCTCAGGCTCAAAACGTAGTGCAACAAAATCTTATGGGTACAAACCCATTAATGAGTATGGCATTTCAGCCAGTAGTTGACACAATTGAAAGCAGATTTTCAAAAGCAGGTAGATATGGATCAGGAGCCAATCAATCAGCATTAGCATCAGGATTAGCACCTATTGCTTATAAGGCACAACAGGATGCCCTTAAAATGGCTCCAAATATACAAAATCTTGATGCACAACAATTGGCCAAGGTTGGCGGAGCAAGAGAGGCTGATGCAATGGCTCAGTTACAATCTGACATTGATAGATTTAATTTTGAGCAAAACATAGATGATCAAAGACTAGCTAATTTCTTATCATTAGTTGGTGGCGGTACAGTAGGCTCAAATACAGTACAGCCAGTATTTAGAAACAGAGGAATGTCTGCATTAGGTGGTGCATTAGGTGGGGCACAATTAGCAAACTTAGCAGGTTTTGGTGGTGGCACTGGAGCATTGTTAGGTGGATTATTAGGGTATATGTAATATGAACAGGCCAATTAGTTTATTATATGGAAACGTAAATCCTAATACTGGATTACCAATTGGTGCTTTGATTGCCGACCAGAACTTCCCTGCACCTGTGAAAGTTTCTGGCTTGCCTCAAATTTCTCCAAGCGATGTATCAAACTTTAACCAAAATGTGCGTATGAGATCAGGTGATCCAATTGTACCAAGACCTATGAATCAAGTTGGTGTAATTGCAGGAGATGATCCGAGACCTAGATTATTAACACCAGATCAAACTCTTAGCGGTGGTGCAAATACAGGATTATTGGGCACAAGTTTTTCAGATCCAAGAACTATGGGTGCATTGAATGCATCTGCTGAACTTCTCAAAGCAGGTGGTTATTCTGTTGGTAAGCCTGCTCCTACACTAGGTCAGGGTCTTGGATTAGCATCACAGGCATTCGTAAAAGGTTATCAGGATCAACAAGATAGACTTGCAGGCCGACAGCAAACAGCTTTGAAGAACCAATTGGCAATGGCTCAGTATATGAATGACTTGCAGAAGATGCAGTTAGATATGCAGAAAACCACAAAAGACGATGCAAAGACTAAATTCACACAAGAAAAAGATTTACGAAAAGAATTTACTGCATTAGCAAAACCATTCAGAGAAACCATTACTAACTTTAACAAAGCATATGCTTTTGCAAGTAAGAAAAATCCAACTGGTGCATCTGATATTGCACTTGTTTTTTCTTATATGAAAGCCTTAGACCCAAGATCAGTCGTAAGAGAAAACGAACAAGCAACAACTGAAAATGCAGGTGGTGTTCCTGCTTATGTAAGAAATGCTTGGAACAAAATATCAACAGGTCAAAGATTTGATCCTCAAGTTAGAAAAGACATTTTGGATGCCTCAAAATCATTGGTACTAGGACAAATACAATCACAAAAAGATCTTGAAAGCGAATATGCAGGATATGCACAAAGAAACAATCTCAATCAAGAAAATGTGTTTACATCCTTACTTCCACATATTTAAACCCAATACCTGTTACTACAATGGAAGAGGCGGAGGAAAAACTTAAAGATGGTCAATTTTTTATTATTAATGGACAAATCGGAGTTATCGAATAATGGGCAAAGCTAGATTATTAGGTGAAAATATTGTTACACCACAGGCTCCACAAAATAAAGTTGGAAAATTAACAGGCATCACACAATCAGCATTGCAAGGTTTAACACTAGGTTCAGCCGATGAATTACAAGGATTGGTTGCAGGTTTATATTCTAAGTTTGCTGAAGGTAAAGATTTCCAAACTGCATATAATGAAACAGTAGATGCAATAAGAAGTGATTTAAAATCATTTAGAGAACAAGAGCCAGTATATGCATATGGATCAGAAATAGCAGGTAGTTTGCCAACTGCAATATTTGGTGGAGCAAGATTGGCAAAAGCAGGTGTTGATGCAGTAAAAAGTGCAGGACTAATGGGCGGTGCATATGGCGGTTTGGGTACAGATAGCGGTGATCCAGTAGATAGGGCATTAGGTACTGGTGTTGGTGCTTTAGCAGGCGGTACAATTCAAAAAGTTGCACCATTTGCAACTGAAGGAGCAAAGGAATTAATCAAGAGAGGTGTTCCAGTTACTGTTGGTGATGCTGTAGGTGGTGGACTGAAAAAGGTTGAAGAGGCCATGACTTCAGTACCATTTGTTGGTTCTGCAATTACAGGTGCAAAGCAAAGAGCCAAAAAAGGTTTTGATAAAGCAATATTCCAAGAAGTGCTAGAGCCATTAAACCCATTGTTAATAAACACAAAAAATGTTTTAAAAGGCTTGGAAGGTAGAGATTTATACGCAAAAACAGCAGACATTATATCTGACCAATATGACAAGATTTTGCCAAAATTAAAAATGCCAAATAGAAGTGTTTTGCAAGATAAGTTTGATGATGTAATTCTTAATGAGGCTGAGGCACTATCTGGTAATGCTCAAAAATTATTTTTAGATAAAATTGATAAAATTATTTATTCTAAATTTGATGATGCAGGAAAAATTTCTGGACAAAATTACAAAAAAGCAATTTCTGAAATAAGGCGAGAAGTTAGAAAATTTAACAAAAGCACAGAGCCTGTAAACCTAGACATTGCATCAAGTTTTAGTGCAATTGAATCAGCTATGGCGGATGTTTTAAAATCAACAAATCCTGCTCAGGCATTAGCTTTAGATGCCATTGATAAAAGTTTTAGAAGATTACTACCAGTAGAAAGAGCAGTAATAGCCTCAGAAGGTGGTGAGTTCACAGCCGATCAAATATTAAGACAAATAAGATCTCAGGATGGAACACTTAGGAAAAAGTCGTTTGCACGAGGTGGAGCAGAAATGCAACCCCTTGCAGAGGCAGGGCAAAATACAATCAAACAAAGATTAGCTAACTCAGGAACCGCAGATAGGTCAATGTTGGGTACACTTGCACTAGGTGGAGGTTTAGCTTTTGATCCTCTAACAGTCGGTATTGGTTCAGCATTAACAGTGCCTGCCTACAGTAAAGTGGGTGTTCCATTAGTCAGAGATTTTACAACAAGAGGCATAGCACCAGTTCTTGGTAGAGGGGCACCATTTTATGGCGGATTACTTGGCCAGAATGTACAGGATGCAAACTTTTTAGGAATGAATAGGAGATAATATGACTAAGGCAAATATCACACAATACGATTCTACTGCCTCAAATAACACCGACATTGATGGTGTTGATATCTCGGAAGGCTGTAGCCCTAGTGGCATAAACAACTCGATTAGGTCGCTTATGAGTCATTTGAAGAACGTAGACACTGGCTCTCAGGCACTGACTGCTTTGTCGGTTACTGGTGCTATTACTGGTGGATCACTTACAGCTAATGGTGGTGTTACAGTAGATAACATAACTATTGACGGAACAGAGATAGATTTATCAAGTGGCGATTTAACACTTGATGTAGCAGGAGATATTATTCTTGATGTTGGTGATGGTGATGTAAAAATTAATGATGATGG